ATGTGTTGTCTTTACTCCAAGGTTTCCTATGGAGATTGTAAATGAATCAGTTTCCATCAATATTTCTCTGGTTCTGGTGGACCAATGTCTTGTCTTCCTGAGATTCCTGAAGGCTTCTCTTCCTTCACAATATCGGAAAATTTTCCAACAACTAATTCACCTTTGTTTAAATATACTACAGGAGGATTATCAAGTCTATGATAGCCATATAGCTTTTCCTTTAGGGGAATGTTGGTGTCTAACATTGGAGAATGGCCGCCAATAGAAACATCCATGCCTGCATCCATGCACTTAGACAACCAAAATTCACAACAGCCTCTCCCCGACTCACCAAAATAAACATTCGATTTATAAGCAAAGTCTGCTCCAAAAAGACTGAGCTTTCCTACTTTTTTCCATAAAGCAAATGCAATAGCATAAGCAATCGTGTTGTTTAAATAGGCACAACCCAAGTCTTTAACAACTTCTTCCAGGGGAAACAATTCGATAGCCGGAACTCGATTGTCGAGTTCACAAGAATAAACTGGAATTTCTAGTTTAGGAAGGGTTCTACACATTATTTTTGTTTGTGGACCCGCGTCAAAGGTGTCAAAAAATCGAGAAACAGGGTCCATTATAAACACACGATCACACTTAGTAACTGCGCACATGGAATTAATGCCCCAAACCTCGTTATATTCCTGACTATGACTAATAGACATGTGAAAATCCAATTGACTTTGCCCCATAGCAACTAGTGCAATGTGTTTATTCTCAAGCATTTATTGTGGGGCGGTAGCACCGCGTTGTTTATCAAAACGGTTTTCGTCTCTGGTCGATCTTCCTTCCATTAAGCTTGTAACTCGAACAAGATTTTCCTGAAAGCGTTGTTCAAACATATTAGTTTCATTTAGATCTTGTTTTAAGAAAATGCTCGCTTCTACTAAAGAACCGTATAGCAACAAATCTGGAGTATTGTCTGAAATCCAGGTTGTGCCGCTATCCCCAGCCGCTGTTAATGAAGCGGGTTGGTACAGATAATGTAGTTCAAAAGTCAGATTAGCGTTCGGTGTTGGTGATAAAATAAACGTATCGTCATCAAACTGCCCGTAGTATTTAGGCACCCCGGTTGTTGCGGCTGCTTGGACATAATTACGCATAAAACTAGGGTGTTTTAACAGTAAATAAGTGTACTCACTGTCGCTGTTTAAAACAGCTAAACTTAAAGGGGCCACGAAATCCGAAGGCGTTGAAAGATATTGGTTTCCCGATGAAGCGGTACCTGTGACATTTTTACGAAACACATTAAGTTCAATCGTATTAAATATACGGTTTTCCGCCTGTTTAATAAAAGTATCAAGCGTATTAGTAAACGTCGTTTCAGAACTGTCCATGTAGTTCTGAATCGCTGTTTTCATTCCACTATAGGTAAAACTCATGTTGTCGGTCCTGCGGTTACTGTAGAACCACCACCAGTAATATCACCGGTAGTAGCCGTCCCTGTTGAAGTAAACTTATATTCGTTGCTGTCCACAACTGTTATTGTATACCCATCTGAACTTTCAAGCACGGCTGTTGTTATTCCATCAAAGGCTTCCGTTTTTCTAAGGCGTACAGTATCCCCTGTGGTTCTAACATGTTTAAACTCGGTTACGCGAATCACTGCATTTGCTCCAGAGGCTTCAGCTCTAAAAGGGTTTAATGGTAAAAGCGCTTGTGCCGGACCCACTGAAACAAAAACTCCTCCGCCTCTGGCTCCACTTGTACCGGTTCCAGCAACAGCTGAAAAAGTATAGGTGTCGTCATCTACTTTTGTAATTGCATAAGCATCTGGATCAGTTATCGTTGCAACAGTGAACCCATCAAAAGCTTCTGCTCCTCTAAAACGTACTTTGTCCCCGGTACTTCGACCATGGTCGTCTTCAAAAACCTTAATAACCGCACTCCCTGCTGTTGAAAGAAAAGGATTATTGGTCAACAAAGCCTCTGCAACCGGCTCTGTTCTAGCAGGACGCGGGTTTCTTAAAGCCTGTGGGTCAGCTAGAATATGTGGAGGATCTAGTTGAGGGTGTTTTGTATCAAACTGATCTGGACCAACACGAAGACCATTCCACTGCATTTTCATGGTTTTTAGTTTGTATCTTTGCCCAGAAATATCGCAAATTCCCCAAGCATGTTTTCCTGCCGAAAAAGCCATTAGATGACTACTCTAGGCGGCACAAACCTGGAACTTACTGTATCAATGTCTTCAAAAGCCGCTCTATCAAACTCCTCATCATATATCTGCTTTAATATTTGTATTCTGTCTGGAGCTCTTTTCATAGCAATGTAGTACGCTAGTCCCGCTGTCATACAAGGAAGAAAACGAAAAACTGCTTCCATATTATTGGTGTAGTCTCCTGCATCTTGCATCCTAGTTAACGCATAATAGTAAATAACATCTGTAGAGTTTTCTGGGGTTGGGTATAAATAAATACGAGGAGTTATGTGCCTTTCTAAAAAGAATTGAGTAGGCCTAGCTTTGTCTGATTTTTTAGGGGTATAAAGAAAATCTGATCTACTAATTCTTTCAAGCTGGAAATCCGTGCTATCACGTTGGATGACAGCTGAAGTAATATCAATAACATCTGTGCCTAGATCAGCATAATTAGTGCCTTCGGTAACTGTAAAATTACTTTTGGTGATTAACCATTGGTTAAGGCCTCTGTTTGCCCATTCAGCAATCATAAGGTTCAAGGAACGACGTGCGGTTTCTAAATCGTAACCAGTACGAAGCTCAATTCCACACCTCTCGTATGCTTCTTCAATGAGCTCATCGACACTCAAGTCGAATGTCGTTGTTCCTGAAGTCGCCATGATTAACGCCTACGAAGAGTTTTCTTCGGTTTTTGCGTTTTTTGCGTTTTTGCTATTGGGTCAGAAATCTGGCCCACATATCCACTACCAGTCCCTACTTTAACCATACCGCCGCCTTTATAGCCTTTGGTCTTGGATTTAGTCCAATCTACTCCTTCTTGTATTGCTCTTCTTCTGTTTGTTAATCCGGGCATTATTTACTCCTAATTATTGGGTGCTTCGTAATATTTCAAAAACTCACACCAAACTGTGTATTCATTTCCTGCATCTGACGTTGAAGGGATTACCAAAAGAACGTCTCCTGAATAGCCTGACGCTTCCGTATTAACTAAGCCCCCAATGGAGCTAAAATCAAACGTGTTGTCATAAGCTAGGGTCAAAAAAGTAACGTCCGTTGTTGCGTCCCAATCAAGCGATGCCGGTGCATCCGGGGCACCGCTACAGGTGTACCATATTTTATTTAAAGCCACATGCGTACATGTTTCTTTATTCGCCGACTGGTTCAAAGCTGAAACGTCAACTAAAGTGGTACTGCTAGCACTTCCATCTGAATAAACAGAACAATATGTGACTAATTTCTTGTCATAATCATATTGAATAGTGGGTCCTGTGACTGTATTAGCCATAATCTACCCCCTATTAAGCGTCAGCAAATGGTGTTACTAAAGTTCCTGAACCAAGTAGCTGTGCTGCAACATGGTATTTAGCACTTGCTATTGCACTAACAACTACAATACTTCCGGCTAAGCCGCCTTTAGTTGAGCCGTTTTGTGTAATAACATCATTGGAAGAACCAGAAATAAAGGTTTTCCCTGCTGCACTGTCATCAATACCAGTATAAGCGCCACCGACAAATTTGTCCGTGCCGTCTGTTACGATGTCCATGTCTGTTGCCGCTGTAACAACTACGAAAGTGAACTGAGCACCTAAGTTACATAATTGATTTGGGTCGCCTTTGTCTGTAGGTTCTGTAACAACAATACTAGGCAGAGTGAATACTCCGTCCGCATCATTACACAATAATATCCTACCAGCATGAGACGCCACTGTGATAGTCGTGTTAGCTGTTAAACTAACAACTGAGCTATAGCCCGCATTTATAAGACCTGCTAAAGACCTTATAGGGCCTGAAAAGGTTGATTTTGCCATAATTTCCTCCGTTGGAAATAAGTCCTACCGTCTTGGCTTGTCTGCTAGGTCAGTCTGTAGGACAAGTTTACCCTAGATACAATAAACATATTACTTGGAAAGAATAGAAAAAGAAAGAAGAAAGTGTGCCGGGTTGAGTAAGAAACCCCCGGCGAGGTTCCATATTAGGTTATGCTCCAGGGCTACCGAATACTGTTCGTGGATCGGACCATCCGAACGAGTATCTTTCTCTAGCCTTATAACGCACATTGCCAGTGTCAAAATCAGCTTCCATAGAAGTTCTGATTGGCGAACGGTCAAACATTTTGAATCCGTTCGGACAATCAGTCTTTATGAACCATGCGTCGGTGTCTGTCAGATAATGATTTACTGTATATCCTTCTGGGACCATGCCCATATTCTTAACAGCATTAATATCATTGTCCGCTGTAGCCACACGACCTGGTGTTTCCAACAATCTGTCGGCAGTGAACTGTAGTTCTTTAGGAATAATTAGTTTCATTCCTTGAAGAGCTACTTTCAAACCACGCTCGTCAGTAAAAGCTGCAATGTCAATTAGTGCTTGTTCCAATGAAGTTTCATTCAGATCAGCTGCCGTAGAAAGCTCATTACGCAGATTAGCACCACCCACAGTTGGATGGTCTGTCGCGCAAAGTTCTTTCGTGTCGCCGCCTGGATAACTTGAATTGAAAGCTCTATTTAACACAGAAGCCGACTTGACTTGCTTGGTATTCGCCATACTACGAGCTAGCGCGCGAGTATATCTTGCTGACAGTCTGTCATACAAGTTATCTTCTACTGCTTCCTCGGTAATTGAAAACGCCAATGCAATCGTTTCGTGAGTGTATCTTGATGTAAACGCTTCTTGCGCTTGATCAAAAGCCACTCCTGCTCCTTCTGACTTAACGGGTGCGGTATCGAAACCTGTCAACATTACTTCTTCTTCAAAAGCACGATCACTTGACTCCATATCATAAATTTCTTCATGTTCTTTGTCATATCTATCGTACTCAAGTCCAAATAATGCGTTCAGGCCTGGAAGCAATTCTTTAACCAATTGTGCTCTACTAATTGCCATTTAAATTACTCCTAAGTTCCTGCAACAGGACCTCTATAAGCGTGCTCGTTGATTATTACAACCAAATTTGCATTATTCGCTGTGAGATCACCATTAATGTCATCTTGAACAACCCCAACGATTTTAAGCTGAAGCCCTTGCGTTGTGTTTATTG